TGACGAATCTGATCTAACCTTCTCAGATTTTTGCCGATCAGAAGGACACAGAACCTATGCCGACTTGGCCGACCACTATGGGTTTGATTGGCCCGATGATCGGTATGTTGGTGGTGGCAGTATCGTTGACACTGACACCGGATATTCCTTAGACCGAGCACAAGAAGTTGCCTACGAACTAGAATCTGCAATGGACATTGAAGTGCAGGCATTTGACGATTACCATGGCGGAAAGAATGCCTCTGAGGGCACATGGAGAATCGAGCCTGATGGGTCTCTATCACCTGATGACAAAGAGACTGAAGCTGGGATGGAAATCATCACCCCCAACAACGGACTCCCACTCAAAGAAGGCATTGCAAAGATGATGGAGTTGTTTAAACTGCTAAAGTCTAGACGCCGCGCATATACTTCAGAATCTGCAACAACAGGTCTACACATCAATCTGTCAATTCCAGAACAGTACGAAAAGGAAATTGACTATGCAAAGTTGGTTTTGTTCTCTGGAGATGAATACGTTCTGGAACAGTTTGATCGTGTTGGGGGATACAACGATGAATCTATAGGCCAGATTGAATCTGCAATTACCACGGGCAATGTGGAAGAAGCGCTGAGGCTGATGCGCAAAGGGATGACGACAGCCGCCTCAGTGTCTCTAATTCGCAGCAACAAGAGTCGAACCGTGACCGTGAACAAGAAGCCGGGGTATGTTGAATTCCGAGTTGTTGGCAACGACTACCTATCGATGGCCGATGAGGTTCGGATGGCAGTGCTTCGCTTTGCCCGTGCGCTAACAATCGCGGCAGACCCCGAGGCACACAAAGAAGAATATGCCAAGAAGCTATATAAGATCATCCACAAAACAATTACAGCCGCGTGGACTGGCGCAACGCCTGACGCGATTGAACTATTTGCTTCGAGTCTGGCTCAGTTGAGCTACGGTCCCCCAACAAGAGAGGTTGCAATTCAACTTAGGCAACTAAAAGACATGTTGACATCGACTCGGATGCAGCGACAGACAAAGGTTCCAAATCTGCCAGACCGCAAGATTAAAAAAGACCCCGAAGCGGATTTTAAAGTCGAGGCCCTGCTGAATGCAAAGGCTTTGGGTCTCATGCTCAAGTACCGCAAAGACACGTATGGATTTGAAAGTAAAAATCTTCAGGTCTATTATGAGACTCTAAAGACCGCAAAACTAAACAACATTGGTGGTGCCTTTGACGGATATTATCGAGCAACCAAACTAGTCGGAGCGGGAGAGGATTCTGAGTTTGAGCGTAACGCGCTATTGGCATTCACACCCATCGTGGTGCTGGAACAATATATTCCTAGCGTTGTTGGCACTGTAGCTGGAGCCCCATTTTTTGTAATGCTGAATCCCCAAAGCAAAAGATTCTTCTTGAACAATGTGATTCAGAACTATTCCTAAGGCACAAAAATATGAGCTTTAAAAATTTTGTAATCTCTGAAGCCGTAAAGGAAAAGTTCGGTCACATCGAACACGCAGAAGACCTGATCATCGACAACGGCCTAGAAGGTTTTGTGCTTCTGCGCAAAGCCTTTGATGGCGCAATTGACTTTTGCAACGGAGACCAAACAGATGTTGTGGTCTCCGGAAAGATCGACGGCTCACCAAACGTAACCTTTGGTTTTAACACCCAAGGAAAGTTTTGGGTTGGAACCAAGTCACTGTTCAACAAGAAGACTCCGAAGATTAACTATACTCCAGAAGACGTTAATCGAAACCACGAATCGCCCGGACTGAACAAAAAGCTTAACGTTGCACTACGCTATCTTCCATTGATTAGAGCAAAAGGAATTGTTTCTGCTGACATTCTATTCACAGAAGATGACGTTAAGCAACAAGTAATCAACAATAAAAAGATGTTGACATTCAAGGCTAATACCTTGGTGTATGCTGCTGAGGTTGGAACGGACATTGCACGAAAGATTTCAACTGCAAAGATCGGCATTGCCATCCACACAAAGTTTGAAGGGGATCACCCACAAAACTTCAAGGCCCAGTACAATCCATCTATTTCCTTTACCCCACACCAAAGTGTCTTTGTCGTTAACCCATACGATGTGAATGTTGCCCCGTTCACACAATCGGAAATGCAGGAGATGGAGAAGCTTGGGAGCATTCAAGTGGACCCAAAAATTTTCGACATCATCCGAGAAACAAAGAATGCCCAGATGTTCAAGAAGTATTCTAATCAGCTAGTAAAGACTGGACAGCTTGAAACTTCACCCGAAGCCTTCTATGCCGGACTGAAAGATTTCTTTGATGTAAACGACAATCGAATTTTCAGGCACTTTGATGACGAACTGATGACTTTATGTGAAGCTTATCTAAACATCATCAAAATCAAGAAAATAATCCTGAATCACCTTAGGGACACAGAGACCCTTAAGGCATTCATCAAGGATGGTGATTCACTAGTCCCTGTTAGTGGGGAGGGATTTGTTGTTGTGGTTGACAACATCCCAATCAAGTTGATCGATCGATCGGTCTTTAGCCGCGCAAACTTTAATGGCGAAAAACCGTGGAAATAGTATCCACACTACCCATAACTAACTGGAGTTTCAACCGTGAGCATTTGTGGCGACCAGTCGCGGATTTATTCTATCTATAAGATTACTAACCTCATCAATCGCAGGTGCTATGTTGGCTTCACTTCTAAGAAGAATCCGATGCACAGGTGGTCAAGTCATATCTCATGTGCGAAGAGCGAATCGTCTAAGCGCACTTATATTCAGCGCGCCATTAGAAAGCACGGGAAAGATAACTTCGAGTTCCAAGTTATCTACCAGTCAAAAGACTTTAACCACACGCTTAATGTAATGGAACCCTTTTTCATCCTTCAGTTATCAACATTGAAGCCCTCTGGGTATAACGTATCGGTGGGTGGCGATAAGACAACCTTGGGAATGAAACACTCAGAAGAAACTAAACAGAAAGTAATACAGTCTAGACTCGGCTACAAGCATTCACAGGAAACTAAAGCAAGGATGTCTGCGTCGGCGATTCAATCTTGGACAGATGAAAGAAGGGAGAAGGCTAGAGATGCCAGACCCGGCTATAAAGTGTCAGAGGAAACAAAGAGAAAGCTCCGGGGTCGCAAATTAACACAACACACCCGACAGAAAATTTCTGATGCTTTGAAAGGTAGACAGACTAGCGAAGAAACTAGACATAAACGATCAATATCAATGACCGGCAAGAAACTTAATGTTTCTGAGGAAAACAGAAAATTGGCATCAGAAAGGGCCAAAGAGAGAAATAAACCAAATGTCCAGTGCATTCATTGTCGAGCGTTAGTGAGTGTCGGTACACTAGGAAAGTGGCACGGACAAAAATGCAAATCGATAGCCGAAAAGCCTTGGGATCAGCAACAACAAGGAACACCACAATGATTACAGAAAAATTAAAACAAGACATCCAATCCATCCTTGAACAGGAACAGGTTGACGAGAGCCTTAGATCAGCCGCTCTCGGTGTTGCTGGTTTGGGGCTCGGAGCAATTGGCGCATACTCAATGATGGACAGAGAGCCACCAAAAGAACCTGTCCCTCAGATCAGACAGACAGACACCAAACAGCCGCAGATAAAAGCCCCTGTTGCACAACCAAAGCAAAAGTCGGGTAACCATCTTGAAAATGCAATCAAGAACCTATCCGAGATGGAGAAGTATTTTGTGAAGAAGGCGATTAAGCATGGCATTGAGGGTGTGGAATTGGTGGCATTCTTGGCACAGGTCGCACACGAGACAGGAAACTTCTCGTCTATGGTTGAGAACGGCCCGAAGAAATACTTTCGTCGCTATGAGATGNNCGCAGGAAAGGCTCTGGGCCTGCCGTTGGTTGAGAAGCCACAGCTATTAGAGAACCCTTCAATTGGATTCAAGGCTTCTTTGTGGTATTGGGAAACTAGAGTTAAGAATAAGATCGACAACTTCGAAGACGTTGAGACAGTCACCAAGCTAATCAATGGCGGAACTAATGGGCTCGAAGACCGAAAGCAAAAGTTTGAAAAGTACATGTCCATCCTTTCAGCAGCTAAATAGTAGTTAAGTACAACCACACATTTATTGATAGACCATAATGAAGAATTTTAAATCCCTCGTAACAGAGCTAAGTTCGAATGCCCCCAAAGAAGCTGTGTTCACCTTTGGTCGTTTCCAAGGTCTCACAGTCGGACACGAGAAGTTGCTTGACTCCCTATTCAAACTTCCGGGTGACCACTATGTGTTTGTGTCACAAACAAAAGACGATCAAAAGAATCCACTGACGGCAGAAGCAAAGAAGAAGTATCTGGCTTCTGCATATCCAGAAAACAAAAAGTCTTTCTTGATCGACTATAGAACTCCCTTCGACGCATTGTCATATCTGATCGAAAAGGGTTACACCAAAATCAAGATGATTGTTGGTGAAGATCGAGTAGACACTTTCAAATCTTCTTTTAGTGGATTCGACTTTCCAGTAGACGTAAAGTCCGCTGGAGATCGTTCAGAAACTGGAAGCGATGTTGAACAAGCAAACGGCCAAGCTTTGCGAGATTTGGCTCGGGCTGGCTCTCTCCGAGAGTTCAATGAGCTTGCAATGTCAAAGCTGAGCGCCGAACAAAAACTTGCAATGTTCAATGAAATTCGCAAGGCATATGGAAAGGACAGTGTAAAGATTTCCAAGGCCGATGCAGTCAGAGAAGACTATGTCGCAGGAAAGATATTCAACATTGGCGATTATGTTTGCGAGGGAGCCGAAGTATTCAAAGTTCTTGATCGCGGTTCAAACTATGTTCGGGTTGTCAGTCGCGAGGGGAGAGTGTCACGAAAGTGGCTAACGGACATCGAACCAAAGAGAGACGCCGCGCACACATTCGCAGAAGCCTTCAGAACAGCCGCCAAGCCTTCCAAGTTCTCTTTCAATGGCTACGCACCCAAGTTCCCATCCAAGGCCCCTGTAGAGGCTTTTGTGGCCTCTGTTGACGCCAAGGATCAATACGCACTTCTGGAAGCAATCAAAGAAACTGAGCGCATGTTCAATGCACTGTCGTTGAAGGATGTGTACGAGGCTTTCGAGAGATCAGGAGAATTCCTCGCCAAGCTTGAACTTTTGGAAGCACACAGCTACCGCAAAGAATTCGAGCAAAGCATCGCCAAACAACTAATCGAAAATGTTGGGGCGCTCGGCGAAGTCTTCTCCCACGACAAAGAAAAGATTGTTAGATTCTTTGCTGATTTGGTTGGAGTAAACAAGAACCTCACTGTCGAATCAACGTTACAGCGCTGTGTTAACAAGATCAACAGTAGCGTCCTCGGCGAGTCGGAGAAGCGATTGTATGTTGAGATCATTGACTTGTTGATTGCAGAGGGGATTGAGTTTGATTTCTTCAGTTTAAACTTCATCAAAGAATGCAAAGTTTCTGAGGGTTCCGACAGAGAAATGCTGTTGTTTGCGGAACAGGTAATCGAAAACATGACATTCGAAGACATCGTTCCTCTATACCAAGAATCGGACTTTGTGATCATCACAGAGGCATTTGGAAAGAAGACCGTAAAAGTAGAGAATCCTCTAGACGACAGAAAGATTCAGCGAAAGGCAAAACAGATTGCGGTGCAGTACATGAAGCAGCGCAAGTCGAGGAAGGCCGTTGATCAGCTAACCACAGCCGAGAGAAA